CTACCCGCCATCGTGTCCGGACAGACGCTACGGACTTTCCGTATACCGTCACTAACCGGCATAATGGCGGAGTCACACAGAGTGGGACAGCTCCAACGCTGTCTTATTGGGAGCGCTTCGATGACAATGTCCAATATGGTCACGTGGACGGGCGATATATTGCCAAGCCATGTGATCATCGGCGTGTCAAAATCGAAGTTGTAAACCCGATTCCACTTGAGATCGCTGCGTATGAATTCGCATACGATCTCTCCCCGTATCAGACCCCAATGCGGGTATCTGATTGCGAGGCCCTGTGTGATTACGTGGTGGCACGTGCATCCGACTTGGCAAGGACTGTTCATCGCCTTCAAACGGAGGTGATGATGCAGTTTCCCCCGACTATCGATCTTGGGACATTCCTGCTCGAAGGCAAGGAATCCCTAGAGCTTTTCCCAAAGCTCTTCGAAAGCTGGGCGAATTGGCTCTCGTTTGCTCAACGCAAACGCTCCAATTCGTTGCCTTCCATCGGTGACATGCTCTCGTCCAACCACCTAGCAGCGCAGTTTGGCATGATACCTCTAGTCTCCGACTTAGAGGCCATCGCCGGTTTCTCGGCCGCTCTAATAAAGCGGATCGAGTCTCTGCGCAAGTGGAATGGCAAAGTGACTCAACGTCACGCTCGACAGCGTTTTACTGTCGGCCATCCTGCTATCTACGACTCCTTGCACGGTTGGTTTCCCGGGCAAGTGTGGGGCCTCGATTGGCTCCACGGACCTGTAGAGGTCGAAGTCGGAGTCTCTGCGTTGCTACATTGCAACTTAGAGGGACTCGGTGATTGGACGGGTGTAACCATCGGGGCGCTAGCCCAAGCCGGTCTTAATAACCCGCTTGGGATAGTGTGGGAAGCAATTCCCTTCTCCTTTGTTGCCGACTGGGTCGCCAATATTGGCGATCGGCTCAAGCGAGCGGGTGCTACACCCATCGCTGGGGAATGGTCCCTGACGGACTGGTGCTGGTCTGCGCGCTTAAAGCGCACATCTCAGCTCTATTACGCCGGGTATCTCCCTACGAGCGTCGTGGACGGCATCGTGTACGGTTCGACTTTCGTCAACGTACACCATGCTAATGTCGTCCAGGAGGTCTTCCTCCGTGACACGGTCTTCCCTGGATTTAGTATCGGCCTCCCCCTCACCGCCGGGCAGGCGGGTCTTGCTCTAGCCCTGCTTATCCAAAGCATGAGCTAGTCTTTTTACCGTCCAACCTAGGACGATATAGATAGGAGTTCTTCGTGGCCAACACCACCGTCTCATTCCAGGATCATGATGACGCTGCACACAGCTTCGTGCTGTTGCCCGTCACCTCTGGAGTCGGCCGTCGTATTGACGTTACCTTCTCCTCGCCTAACCTCCCGATTGCTCTGGAGGTTTCGGGGTCGATCGCTAAGACGACCCCGAGTCGGAAGTTTAGTGCTATGCGTGCTCGCCTCGCTTATAGCGAGACGATGGACGATGAGGTTTCGACTTGGGGCTCTGCCCCGGTCAACACCGTCGCCCTCGATATCAATGTTCCCTTTGGGAGCAGCGATACGACTACGCTTGGCACGTCCTCGTCCACCGATGAGTTTCTTCGGCGGGCGCTGTTCTTCCTGATTCAGGCGCTACGGGGCTACGATAATCTCACCACTGGTGAGGTCACCGACCTCGATGCTATCCTGGGAGCGGATGGCGCGCTGTATAACACAGTCGCGCTTATCTCGCAGGGCGACCGGTAGCGGTCACCTAGTCTAAGAGATCTCGCCGAATGGTGGATCTTCATAGCTTAGGTGCCATAAGCACGCTCCTGTCGGATCTCTTGGTAGAAAATCCATGCAGGATTCCTGAAGCCAGCCTCTCTCGTGACCTGAAAACGCTAGAGCAGCGTTCTCGTTGCGAAGGGTTTGGCTTCATCTGTCGCACCCTCCCGAGCCTTGGTAAAGCTCTGGAGAGTGCACTCGAGACTGGGCAACTTAGCGTCCCTACTGGATTTCGGTCCAGCAAGAGATCGCCTGGGCTACCTGCTTTTATGCAGGATGCCTTTGCTCATGTCTTCGAGGCAGATGGAGTCCTCCGCTCCGATGACCATGACCGTATATCATTGGCCGTTGGGTTCATCCGGCAGGTTACGCTTTTCGCGTACAAGCTGGAGCTTCCCTATGACCCTACCACCATATCCAAGTTCTCAGATACATATCTGGACGAGGACGAAATGGTGGCCGAGGGCCTAGGGGAGTTAAAATCCTCCGACCAACTACTCCAGGTCGCCGCGTATGAAGTACGTCGGCTTCTAGGAGACGGTCCCGCTGAGTTTTCATTACCTCAGCATGGTCCCGGTGCCGTCGCGGATGGCTCTCGTAACGAGCGGAAGTATGAGTTCTCATACTTATCGCCAGTCACGCGTGCCGTTTTTGGTGATCGTTGGTTTTATGTCAACGACCGCCATCGCCAAGACCAGCCACACGGGTGGCGCCTGAAACACGTTAGTGCGAAGGTGCTGTTCGTGAACAAGGATTCGCGTGGTCCTCGCGTCATTGCGAAAGAGCCAAAGGAAAACCAGTGGCTCCAGCAGATGTTGCGAAAGACCATGTGTCCTGTGATCGAGCGTCGGAGCGATCGACGGATTAATTTCGTCGATCAGAGGATTAATGGGCTTTTGGCCCTGTCATCTTCTAAAGACCGGCGCTTTGCCACAATGGACATGAAATCCGCATCCGATCTGGTGGGATGGTCGCACGCGGAGGCTTTACTTCCTCCTCGCTGGCTGTTCCTCCTTTCCGGGTGTAGGACTGCGACGGCTGCGCTCCCAGATGGGAGAAAGCGATTCCTGAAGAAGTTCTCGAGTATGGGGAGTGCAACCACTTTCCCGCTCGAGGCCTTAGTCTTCTGGTCGCTCGCAGTTGCGGCGATCTCCTTGGTTTTGCCAGGGAGGCGACGGTGGATACGACGCCACGTGTACGCCTATGGGGACGATATCATCGTGCCCCGTGAATACATGGGCGTCGTTGCGGACGCGCTTCACAGGTATGGACTAAAAGTCAACCTGTCGAAGTCGTTTGCGAATGGGCACTTTCGCGAGAGCTGTGGCGTGGACGCCTACTATGGTGTCAACGTCTCACCCGTGCGAGTGCGCCATCTCCTACCAATGTCCCGGAGGGACGCTAGTAGGTTGGCAAGCGTAGTGGCCCTTGGTAGACTTTTGTCTGCAAAGGGTTACGCTCGGGCAGCTGAACGCTGTTTCGGCTATGCCGAAGCCGTACTCGGCTGCTCTTTGCCATTTGGTAGTGACGATGCAGGTTATCTGTGTCGCCCTGCCAAATGTCCGACGTCTGCCTTACTTCTGAGTAAGAAGCATGGCAGTCGCGTGCGCTTCCACCCGCAATACCATCGCTGGGAAGTACTCTGCTCAGCACCAAAAGTGCCAGAGAGGGCAATCCAGCTCGATGGCTGGGCACGTCTCCTCCGTAACCTGACTCAGGGTACGGGGGATCGTCCAGACGTCACGACTCCTTACCGAGGAGCCGTAATCCTCCGAACGAAATGGCGGCCCGCGCAGTGATGCGCGTCGGGTAGAACCC